TGCTCGGCTTTGAGTACCGTAGCGCAGCGTGGGCAGAAGCCGCAGACGGTACGCCGAAAAACAGTTTTACCGCCGACAGCGATACTTGTATCTACCCCGACCGCCTCATGGTGTTGGGTACGAAACTCAAGTACTTTGAGGCCAAGGGCTTTGACACGACCGCCCTCTACCGCGATTACCTCATGGAGTTTGAGACGGCGGTGGCGCAAGACACGGCGGGCGCTAACCTCTCGTTTGCCCCGCGACCGGGTACGGTGTTGATCGGCTACGACAACATCCCCGACAGCGGCTATGGCACGGGTAGCACCTAATGGCGTCTCCCGTTCGCAGGCGGTTAATCCAGCGCACTAGCAACAACGTCGCGTCGTTGCCCGCCCCCGTGGGCGGCTGGAACGCCCGCGATGCGTTAGCCAACATGGCACCGACCGATGCGGTGACGTTAGACAACCTGTTCCCCGGCGTCTCTAGCGTCAATTTGCGCGGCGGTTGGGCTCCGCACGTTACGGGCATCAGCGGGCAAGTAGAAACGCTGATGACGTTTAACGGCGGCAACACAGACGAGATGTTTGCCATCGCACAAGGCTCGCTGTACGACGTTACACCGGCAGGGGCGGTGGGTGCGGCGTCAGTATCAAGCCTGACTAACTCGCGTTGGGAATACACCAACATTACGACCGCGGGCGGCAGTTATTTGTATGCCGCAAACGGCGTGGATAAGCCGCTGCTATATGACGGCAGCACTTGGACAGCTATTGACGGCTCGTCTACCCCTGCCATTACAGGCGTCACGACGACAACGCTGCATTGCCCGACGCTGTTCAAGAACCGTATGTGGTTCATCCAAGCCGATACGCTCAAGGCGTGGTACTTGCCGACCGCATCGGTGGGCGGTGCTGCCAACGTCCTTGATTTGTCATCGGTCGCCCGTAACGGCGGCAAGCTCATTGCAATGGCAACGTGGACGATTGACGCAGGCTACGGCGTGGATGACAACCTTGTTTTTGTCACCGACCAAGGCGAAATCATCGTTTATCGCGGCACCGATCCCTCAAGCGCATCTACATGGGCGCTGATCGGCGTGTGGCAGGTCGGTTCGCCCATCTCGCGCCGTTGCGTGACCAAGTACGGCGGTGATTTGCTGATTTTGACGCTAGATGGCTTGATCCCAATGGCCTCGGCGCTGCAATCGTCGCGGCTTGACCCGCAAGTGGCGCTGTCGGACAAAATTCAAGGCGCATTTGCCGCCGTTACGCGCCAATACAAGGGCAATTTTGGCTGGGGGCTACTTTACAACCCGCTTAACAATGCCTTGATTGTTAACATTCCAGTAGGCACAAACTCGCAACAACAGTTTGTGATGAACAACATCACTAAAGCGTGGTGTCGGTTCACCGGCTGGTACGCCAATTCGTGGACGTTGCTCAACGACACGCCCTATTTCGGCGGTGACGGCGTTGTGGCAAGGGCATGGACGACGGGAACGGGGTCAGAGAGCTACGCCGACAACGGCGCTGCGATTGCATCACGCGCCCTGCAAGCGTTTAACTACTTTGAGACGCGCGGCGTCATCAAGTATTTCACCCGTGGACGACCGACTATCTACAGCAATGGTCAACCGGCCATCAGCATCGGCGTCAACGTGGACTTTCAGACCGCCGACATCGTAGGCCCGCTTTCCTTTTCGCCCACCGCTTATGGTTTGTGGGATGTAGGAATGTGGGGAACGGCTCTATGGGGGTCAGATACGGTCGTCACGAACAACTTTGTGGGACTCCAAGGCATCGGATACTGCGCTGCCGTCAATTTCAACAGCAGCAGCAAGAATCTGACGCTGGAGTGGGCATCAACTGACATCGTTTATCAACTCGGATGGGCTGGCGCATCGTAAGCGGCCCCCATGTGGGGCATTGGGTCACCGCGCAGACGGACGGCGGCTATCACGCCGAACGATCCAATGCTCTCGGGCTTGAAAAAGACGGAAAGTTGGTCGCAGGAACCGTTTTTGAGATGTGGAACGGCAGATCGGTCGTTTGCCACATCGCATGGGAGCGTGTTACGCCGACGTATATGGCAGCCGTTTACGATTATGCCTATAACGTCTGCAATGTTGATAAGATAATAGGGCCGATTTCCAGCAACCATACCCGGGCGCTGAAACTGGTCACGAAAATGGGGTTTTCGGAGGAAGCGCGTATTAAAGACGGCGCACCTGACGGAGACATTGTTTTTATGACGCAGACACCTGACAAGTGTCGTTTTTTGGAGCCGAGGTATGGGCAAAAAATCACCAGCACCGCCGCCAGCACCTGATTACGCCGCATTAGCGCGACAACAAGGCGCGGCTAACGCAGAAGCCGCCAGAACGTCGGCTTACATGAGCAATCCCAACGTCTATACGCCGTATGGGACGCAGACCGTTACTTGGTCGCGCACCCCCAACTTTGACGAGGCGGGTTATCAAAAGGCGTTAGAGGCGTACCAATCGGGCGGCATTTTAGATAACGATGGTCAACGCGGGCAGATGCCGACCCGCGAGCAATTTACGACGTACATTGAGCAACCAACGGTACGCCAAGAGTTGCCGTATTGGGCGCAGACCGCCGTCAACAACGAACAGCAAGCGCAGGCTCGTCTTGCGATGGCGGCTAACGAAGCGTCAGCACGACTCGGCAATCTTCCCATCGCGCAAGAGTTTACGGGCGCAGGCATCCCCGGCATTGATTACTCTGGCGCTGGCGTTCGCCCGATTGAGGCGCACCTCAATCTGATGGGCTATGGCACTCCGGTGTCGCAAGTCTCCCCGCTCGCCACCCCCGAGCCGGTGCGTGTCGCAGGGCAAGCCGGTGCCAACATTGAAGGTGTCGGCCAGATCCCGTTTGCCCCTGACCTGATGGGCATGGGTTACGCAGGCGGCGGCCCGCAACCGTACAACCTGCAAGGGCTGAATCTCTCCAACGTCGCGCAGGTGCAAGGCGCACCCGCAGGCGGCTTGTTCGGCATGGCGTCAGGCGGCCCCGGCGGGCTGAATTTGCAAGGATTGGATACGAGCGGCGTTGGTGGCGTGGCACAAGGCCCGCAGCAAGGCCAGTTTGGTCAGGCGCAGCGCAGCGTCCAAGGGCCAGAGTTGCAGCGTCAGATTGACATTGCCAACTTGCCGCAAGGCCCGGTCAATGCAGGCATGACGGCGCAAACGGCGTTGCTCTCGCGTTTATCACCGCAGTTGCAAGGCGAGCGTCAACAACTTCAGACGCAGCTAATCAACCAAGGTTTGCGACCGGGCGGTGAGGCGTACAACTCTGCGATGGCCGCACAGATGCAGAAGGAAAACGACTTGTTGCTGCAAGCCGCCGCACAGGGCATCAGCCTTGACCAAGCGGCCCGTCAGCAGGCGTTTGCCGAACAGCAATCTCGCGCTATGTTTGCCAACCAAGCCGCTCTGCAAGGCTTTGGTGCGGGCATGGAGCAAGCAGGGCTGTATAACACGGGTATGCAGCAGGACTTGCAAGCCGCATTGGCAACGCAAGCCGCGCAGAACCAAGCCCAACAGCAAGCCTTCCAGCAGCGTCTGCAAGCCGGTGAGTTTGGGCAAGAGGCGCAATTGGCGTCCTTTGGCACCCAACAGCAGGCGGCAGAAGCGTACAACCGCGCTATCGCGCAGAACTACCAGCAAGCATTGCAATCGCAACAGGCCGCTAACGCCGCGCAAGCACAACAGTTCGGTCAGGCGGTCGGTGCGGGTGAGTTTGACCGCGCACGGCTGATGGAACAGTTTGGCATGGCATCCTCGGCGCAAGAGATGGCGAACCGAGCGATTGCCCAGAACCAGCAAGCACTCACGCAACAGTACCAGAACGTGTTGGGCGGTCAGCAGCAGTACATTGACCAGCAGATGGCTGCCGAGCAGTTGCGTAACCAAGCCATCGCGCAGAACCAAGCGGCGCAGATTGCGGTGCAGCAAGCCAACCTTGGTCGTCAGCAGCAAAACTTTGGTCAGCAGATGTCGCAGGCTGAATTGGCTAACGCTGCTCTCGCTCAACAGCGTCAGGCCGCAATTGACCAAAACACCTTCTACAACCAAGCGTTGCAGCAGATGTATAACCAAGAGATGGGGCAGAGCCAGTTTTACAACACGGCTGTGCAACAGGCTCTCGCGCAACAAGCAGCGATCCGCTCGCTTCCGATCAACGAGATTAGTGCGTTGCTCTCGGGCGGTCAGGTCACGGTGCCGCAATTCCAAGGCTACAGCGGCGTCACGGTCGCCCCTGCTCCGATATTCCAAGCGGGTCAGGCAGCAGGCGACTTCGCGCAACGCAATTACGCCAACCAAGTTGGCTCGTACAACGCAGGCATGGGCTTGCTTGGCAGCGTTGCTGGCATGGCTGGCAGCGCATTAGGTGGTCAATTTGGCGGGGCGCTTGGCAAAGGATTATTCGGAGGCTAACAGATGAACGGATTTAGACCTGACCGACCGCAGCGCATGGCGCAAATGCTGGCAATGCAGGAGCGCAACCGTTCTATCGGTGCGCCCGCAGGCCAACGCGCCGGAATGCCCGCAATGCGTCCTAGCCTCGCCTACAGCGGCGCTACGCCCAACACCGCCTCTGGCGTCCCTCCGCAAGCCATGAACTTTACCGGCCCGCAGATGACGCCGCAGCCCGGTATGGGCGGCATGATGCAGGGAATGGGTCGCCCGCAAATGGGTCAGCCCCGTATGCCGCCGCAACAAATGGCAGACACGGCACCGCAGATTGGCAACCGCCCGATGCGCCCGCGTATGCCCTCTCCCGCAGGCATGACGACGCCGCAGGGAGGTTCTTACAGAGGGGATTTTGAAAATGCCTCCTAAATATGTCAGCACTTTCCGCGCACCGAGCGAGTACGAGCGTCAGTTAGAGGAAGCTCGTCGCCGTGCAATGTTGGCCGAAGCACTCGCCCAACAAGAATATCAGCCGATGGAAGGCACCGCAGCGCCGATCCCGAAGGCCGCACCGCTTGTAAAGGCGTTGCAGAGCTTTATGACCGCTCGCGCAGGTCGGCAGGCGCAAGAGGCAGCCGAAGAAGCCAAGGGCATGGAGGCTGATTACGCCCAGCGTATGCTTGGGCGTATGCAAGGCGGGTATACCTATCAGCCTGATGCCGAGCTAGAAACGCAGATGGCGAAGCGCCCCGAGGAGACGTTGGATCAATACACCCAGCGTATGCAAGCCACACCGTTTGTAGGCCGCGCTGCTCCTGTCCCCGAGCAGACCGAGTTGGGCGAGGTTACGCGCCAATCGCAGTACCGCCGCGCACCGGAAGAAGTGCTGAACATGGCTTCAACTGGACTTGGCACGGCTGCGCTAAAAGATCGGCCTGTCATGGCGCAGCGTCTTGCGCAGATGCTTGAGACGCCGAAAGCCGAAGAATTTTATGCGCCAACAGAAACTGCTGATGGGCTATTGGTGCAGTTTGGCAAGGGTGGCGGCAAACGGGAAACGGGATACAAAGCGCCAACAAAGCCAATGGCAGGCTCATCGTTGAGCAAGTTGATTGCTGAACGCGATGCGTTGCCGCCGAATAGTCCAATGCGGGCTATGTATGACAGCGCGATTGCTAAAGAAACAAGCAATGCTCCGCTTATTGGAAAAATTGATCTTGGCGATAAAGGCAGCTTGTTAGGTCAAGAGTTGTACTTGAAGAAAATTGATTCATTAGAAGCGCCTGCAAGAAACGCAGGTCGGATTTTGAATCAAGTCAATGCAATGGATAAAGCAACTCAAAAAGGCACGTTTACCGGATCAATGGCTCCCACCTCTGTCGGCGCAGCGCAATTTTTGGATAGTTTTGGTATTAAAGTTCAGCCTGAAGTTTTGGCGAATACTCGCGCTTTCCAAGCGGCAAGCAATCAAC